GACAGAATCATTTGGTCATTGCAAGGGCGGTTCGAGCATGGGAGAATCATCCTGAACCGAGAGGAGGATTGGTCTGATTTCATTGACCAGTTGCTGATGTTCCCCTCGAAAGGAGTGCATGACGATTTGCCCGACGCACTTTCCTATGTTGACCAACTGGCGATGACGAGCTACTTTGAGCAAGACGAAGATGATTCGTGGCAGCCGCTTGATCTAATTTCTGGGGTTTGAATGGAAGCATACCAACAGCCAACGCAAGCAGATAAAGACCTGCTCGCGTTTGTCGTAGACCACTGCACTCGCTGGCGCGACTGGCGGGATACCAACTACCTCGAAAAGTATCTTGAATACGAGCGCATCTTCAGGGGCGAGTGGTCGGCTGAGGACAAGACGCGCGACTCTGAGCGCAGCCGGATCGTGACCCCTGCCACGCAGCAGGCTGTCGAGACGCGGCACGCGGAGATCATTGAGGCGATCTTCGGGCAGGGTGACTTCTTCGACATCAACGACGATCTGCAAGACATCAACGGCAACCCGCTGGACGTTGAGCTGCTCAAGGCTCAGATGATGGAGGACTTCAAGACAGACAAGATCAGGAAGTCCATCGACCAGATCGTTCTGATGGCGGAAATCTACGGAACCGGCATTGGCGAAGTGATCGTCAAGGGCGAGACGGTTTTTGAGCCTATGACGCAGGCGATCCCCGGCCAGTTGGATCAGGCTGCGATTGGTGTGGAAGAAAAAACACGGATTGCGGTCAAGATCGTACCCGTCAACCCCAAGAATTTCCTGTTTGACCCCAACGGAACGTCTATCGACGACTGCATGGGCGTGGCTGTTGAGAAGTACGTCGGCATCCACAAGGTTGTGGAGGGCATGGAGAAGGGCATCTACCGCAAGGTGGACATTGGAACCGACTCTGAGGACAACGATCTTGAGCCAACGCAAGAGATTACGCAGTACAAGGACGAAAAAGTGCGTCTTTTGACGTACTACGGCCTGGTGCCGAGGGCTTTTCTGGAGGATTTGAAGGACGTCGTTGAGTTGTTCCCCGAAAACAGCGAATCTGACGACTATTCCAACATGGTGGAGGCGATTGTTGTCATCGCCAACGAGGGTGTTCTGCTAAAAGCAGAGGAAAACCCGTATATGTTGAAGGATCGGCCTATCGTGAGCTACCAAGCAGACACGGTGCCGAACCGACTGCTGGGGCGCGGTACGGTTGAGAAGTCTTACAACATGCAAAAGGCCATTGACGCCCAGGTGCGTAGCCACTTGGACAGTCTGGCGCTGACCACCAGCCCAATGATGGGTCTGGACGCCACCCGACTGCCGCGCGGGGCTAAGTTCGAGGTCAAACCCGGCAAGGCGTTTCTGGTCAACGGCAACCCGTCGGACATTCTCTACCCGTTCAAGTTCGGCGAGACGAGCCTGAACAACATGAGTACCGCCAAAGAGTTCGAGCGGATGCTTTTGCAGGCGACTGGCACGATGGACAGTCAAGGCATGGTGAGTCAAGGCAGCCGCGACGGCGCGGGCATGAGCCTGGCGGTGGCGACGATCATCAAGAAGTACAAGCGCACCTTGATCAACTTCCAAGAAGACTTCTTGGTGCCGTTCATCCAGAAGGCAGCGTTCCGGTTCATGCAGTTTGACCCTGAGCGTTATCCGTCAGTCGATATGCGGTTCATCCCAACCGCCACGCTGGGCATCATCGCCCGCGAATACGAGCAGCAGCAGTTCATCGGACTGTTGCAGACACTGGGGCCGAACACGCCAGTTCTGCCTCTGATCCTGAAGGGCATCCTGACCAACTCAAGCCTGACGAACAGGTTCGAGTTGATCTCGGTGCTTGACCAGATGAGCCAGCCAAACCCAGAGGCGCAGCAGCAAGAGATGGTGCAGATGCAGGCCCAGATGGCCCAGCAGCAAGCACAGGTCAACGTGCTGAACGCCCAGGCGCAGAAGTATTCTGCCGAGGCACAGCAAACAGCCGTTGAGACTGAGTTGGCCCCAACCATCGCGCAGGCCAAGTTGACAGCCGCGCTGTCTACGAATCTGGACAGCGACAACGGGCAGGCAGACTTCGAGCGCAGGGCCAAGCTGGCTGAACTGATGATCAAAGAGGAAGAACTGAAGATCAAGAAGATGGATGTTGAGTCAAACGAGCGGATCGCGCAGGCTCAGATGGACGCCAAGAACAAGAGCGATCAGCAGTTCTCTTCGATGCTTGGTGAGTAAATGGACAAAGCACTAGTCCTGGCCGACAGGCTCAAGAAGCTGAAGGATCAGGTTGATTCTTTGGCGACGAAGCAGACTGAGATTCAGACGATCAAGGGCGACCAAGGCCCGAAGGGTGAGCAGGGCGACAGAGGCTTTGACGGTGCGCCTGGCCTTGATGGCCGCGACGGCAAGAACGGAACCGACGGCGCAGATGGCAAGGACGGCGTTTCTGTTACCAAGGCAGAGATTGCCTTCGATGGCTCGCTTGTTCTGTACCTGTCAAACGGCGACCAGATCGACTGCGGCGAGGTAACGCCAGCCAAGAGCAAGGAAGTCTTCCAGACAATTAAAAACAGCGGTGGCAGCTCGCCCATCAACATCTTCACCGCCGTTTTGCCGGGTCTTGTGCCAGCAAGCGGCGGCGGCACAACAAACTTCCTGCGGGCTGATGGATCGTTTGCTGCCCCGCCAACGACTGCCCCTGCTGGCGCAGATACCCAGATTCAGTACAACAACGCTGGGGCGTTTGGGGCAAGCGCCAACTTCACTTATGACGTAACAAACCGATCCCTTGCTATTGGCCCTGCCGCAGCAGCAAACGCAACGCTTACAACAGTCACTCCAACAGGTACTCAAGCAGCAACAGCATTGAGATTTTTGGGACAACCGGGGACTACATCAGTAGGTGGTGGTTTTCAGTTTGTTGCAGGCGCGGCGGGTACTGCTGGTGCAGGAGGCGCGTTTACTGCAACTGGAGGAACATCAACAGCAGGCTCTGGCGGCGGTTTTAGTTTTACTGGTGGGGCGACCACATCAACATCAGGATTTACTGGAGGTAGTTTTACCGTCAACACAGGGGCCGCAAACGGCACGAACGGCACGGGCGGCAACGTCACGTTTACGCTTGCAACCGGAGCATCAACGGGAGGCCGCTTTCAAGTCACATCAGGCAGCGGCACGGCTGCAACCAACGGCGCAGGGGGTGCTGTCAATTTGACCGCTGGTGCAGGGGTTGGCACAGGTGTTGGCGGCGCACTCAATCTGACCGCTGGCAATTCCGTAAGTGGCGTTGCTGGGGCAATGACCTTTAACGCAGGGGATAGCAACTTCTCAACGGGCGGGGCGTTGACGTTCAATGCAGGGGATGCTGCTTCAGCAGCAAACGGAGGCGCAATCAATTTCAACGCTGGCGTCGGCATCGCTGGCGGAAACATGACTTTTATTGCAGGGGCGGCTATTGGCACAACTGCTGGTGCAACGGGCGGAAGTATGTCGTTCTCTGCTGGCAATTCCAGTTCTGGGGCAAATGCAGGAGATTTGACGTTTGTGGCAGGGTCATGTGGTACAGGATCGTTTTCTGGTTTTCGAGGCGGAAATCTTTCATTTTCAGCAGGAGCGTCAGATCTAGGCCCAGCGGGATCATTTACTTGTGCAACTAGTTTTGGTTTGACTGATTCTGGCCCTATCACCTTTGAAACAGGATTTGCGTCTGGCGGAACGTCAGGAAGCATCAACCTTATTACTGGCGATGGCGGCAATTCAGTTGCTGGAAATGCTGGCAACCTTGTTTATACAGGTGGCGCAGCGGGTAATGACGGTGATGATTTTTCTGGCACAGGCGGTGGTCTGACGTTCACAGGCGGTTTTGGCTACGGCTCTCTTGGTGTCGGCGGCAGTTTTACCTTCACCGCTGGTGGTGGCAACGCTACACAAGGCTCAATTAACCTCGCAACTGTTAGCGGAACGACCATTCAACTGGCAGACAACAGTGGCGCAAGGCAGTTGGGATTCTTTGGTGCAACGCCCGTTGCAAAACCAACAGGTGTGGCTGTTACCGCAGCGGGTATTCATGCTGCGCTTGTTTCTTTAGGACTGATTTCATAATGGCAATCATCAAACAACTCACCAACGCCGCTGGCATTGTCTACGACTACCACCGTATCAACTCGATCATCATCGACGCGCAGGACAACCTGTATGCCACGGTGGCGTCGTACATCAGCGCAGACCGCGCAACAGAGACTGATCGTCCAGTAGATCGGTTCTCATGGCAGATTCACACGCCCATCACTACAGGTCTTGTGGCTACGGCAGAAACGCTGCTGGTCGCTGATCCAACCTGCAAGTTGTTTGGTGGTGTTGTTACGCCAGACGTCATCCTGCCTGATCTGGACAAGGCCAAGGTTAAGAAGAAAGCCGAGATTGCATCTGCTCGATCTGTTGAGATGTACGCCGACAAGACCACCACGCTGGGTACGTTTGGCTCTACAGAGTCGGACAACAACAAACTGAGCATCGCCATTCAGGTCACCCAACTGGCCGCAGCAGCAGGACAACCAGCCGAGTGCGGCTACAAGACAGCAGACGGCGTCTACTCAATCTACACGCTGGCGCAGCTCGAGCAGATCGCTTTGGAGATTGCCGCCCAAGTGATCCCGCTTTACGAGAAGGAATCAGGGCTGGTGACGCAAGTTGATGCCGCCACGACAGTTGAAGAAGTTGAATCCATTACTTGGTGAAATCATGGCGCAAATTGACGTGACGGACGCGAAATTGAACACTCACGAGGCTGTTTGTGCCGAAAGGTACGAAGCAATCAAGCAGTCTATTGACGCTGCCTCGAAGAGAATGACGAGGATCGAATACATCCTCTACACTCTGATCGCAGTCACTCTGCTTGGCCCAGGCTTCGCTGCTGAGATGGTTAGAAAACTTCTGACGTAAAAATGGATCACAAACTTCAAAAGTACTACGAAGAGCGGTTCTCCACGATGGGTAGTGCCGGGTGGACTGATCTGATGGAGGACGTTGACACCATGATCAATTCAATAAACAATCTCAGTTCAATACCAGACGAGAAAACGCTGCACTTTCGCAAAGGCGAGCTGTCTATCTTGATCTGGCTGAAAAATCTCCGTGGTGTTTGTGAACAAGCCTACGAGGAGCTGAATGAGAAGAATGTATGAATTTGTCTGCGAAAGCGGGCATCTCACGGAGGCGCTGGTTGTCTATGAAACAACTGGCGTGCCGTGCAAGTGCGGTGAGGAAGCTCACCGTATCATTAGCGCACCAAGCATCAACTTGGAAGGGTGGTCGGGCAGTTTTCCGTCAGCATGGCTGAAATTTGACCATAAGCACCGTGAAAAGTTGGCAGCAGAGCGCAAACTCCTACAACCCGAAGGGCAGGAAAAATGTTGACTGACGAAGAATTCGAGACGCAAGGTGACGACGCCGAAGAGACTGATTTTGAGCTTCCTGAGTTTTATCAGGGCAAAAGCCTAGAAGACGTCATCAAACTGCACCAGGATGCCAACACAATGATTGGCAAACAGGCCCAAGAGGTCGGTGAAGTTCGAAAGCTGGCTGATGAGTTACTCAAGCAGAATCTCAGTTCGAAGCAAGCAGCAAAACCGGAACCAGAACCGGAGGTAGACTTTTTCGAAGACCCGCGAAAGGCGGTGCAATCGACAATCGGTAACCATCCCGATGTTGTTGCGGCAAAGCAAGCCAGTCAAGAGTTCCGACTGATGCAAGTTCAACAAAGGCTCTCCAAGGAGCACCCTGACTTTGCAGACATAGTGGAAGGTCAAGATTTCCAGAACTGGGTGAAGTCCAGTCCTATTCGCACCAGGCTATATGCCTTGGCCGATGGAAGTTTTGACTACGATTCTGCTAACGAACTTTTGACGACCTACAAAGAGTTGCGCGATGTCAAGTCTCAGCAGTCCGAAAAAACGGCCACCGCCAATCGGACTAAGAGCATGAAAGCCGCGCAAGTTGATGTCGGCGGCAGCGGCGAAAGCAGCAGGAAAGTCTACCGACGTGCAGATTTGATCAGATTGAAAATGACTGACCCTTCTCGCTATGAAATGTTGAGTGATGAAATACTCGCAGCATACGCAGAAGGACGTGTTAAGTAACTTAATTGGAGAACTAAAATGGCATATCCCACCCCAGCGGTAACAGTAACTACCGCAGACAAATTCATCCCTGACATTTGGAGCGATGAAATCGTCGCTGCCTATAAGAAGAACCTCGTCATGGCCAATCTGGTCATGAAGATGAGCTTCAAGGGCAAGAAGGGCGACACCGTCCACATCCCAGCACCTACGCGCGGCTCTGCCTCGCTGAAATCTGCTTCGACTGCGGTCACTCTGATTGCAGACACCGAAACCGAAGTTCAGGTTTCGATCAATCGCCACTTTGAGTACAGCCGCTTCATCGAAGACATCGTCGAAGTTCAGGCTCTGAACTCGATGCGTCAGTTCTACACGGCTGATGCCGGTTACGCTCTGGCCCGTGCTGTTGACACCGACCTGATCCAGTTGGGTCGCTCAACTAACAGCGGCGCAGGCACGAACGTGTATGCAAACGCGTTCCTCGGCGGTGACGGCACGACCGCTTATACCGCAGCCAGCAACAACGAAACTGCGTTGACCGATGCAGCTATTCGTCGCACGATCCAGCGTCTTGACGACAACGACACCTCGTTGGATGGCCGGTTCTTTGTCATCCCACCATCGAGCCGCAATACCTTGATGGGTCTGGCCCGCTACACCGAGCAGGCGTTTGTCGGCAACGGCGACACGATCCGCACTGGCGAAATCGGAAACTTGTACGGCATCCCCGTGTTCGTCAGCAGCAACGTGGACACCACCAGCGGCTCTAACGCAGCTCGTGTTTGCCTGATGGGCCAGCGCGATGCAGTTGTGCTGGTCGAGCAGATGGCTGTTCGCTCGCAAGTTCAGTACAAACAAGAGTATCTTTCGACGCTCTTCACGTCTGATACCTTGTACG